GGATACGCCCAATCCCTGCATGGCCAAGGTCGCCGAAGCACTCCTCCGGAAGAAATTTATCTGCACGACGGCAGCAGGATTCACACCGATCAAAGAACGACTCGCGTTGCTATATGAATAACTCGACTGCTGCCGTTCGCGCATGGTTGAGAGCAGGAGCCGAGGTTCAATCGGGCCTCCTGCTCTTTTCACAATTCAGCAGCAACGCCCGTCTCCCGGTGCTCGTGAAAATGAACCCGGCGAAATATCGGACACTGTTGATCGAGAAGTTGTGCGCCCTGGCCGGCATCGAGAAAGAGCAAGAACAAAACGCCACACGCCGCCGCCGCTTCCGCGACGACTTCTCGTTTCTCCGCGACCCGGATTGTCCTCCGGAGTTGAAAATTCTGGCGGCCGATAAAATCACAGCCCACGAGCGTTACATCCAGGCCCATGACCACTTATTCGACTGCACGACACTCGACGAGTGCTACCAGACATCGCGGACTGCTATCGAGAATTTCCAGGAGAACCGCAGCATCTTCGCCGAACTCGACTACTACCGCGAACACCATGTAATTCTGGGGAAGCATCGGATTTTCGATCACCTTAAACAATTACGGAAATTACGCGGGCTGAACATCGTAGCCCTACTGGCCGAACAGCGCCGCCTGCGACTGGCAATCTGGCGGATCAACGACGAAATAAGAAAGGGCACAAAACCCCACCTGCTCACCCAGCGGGAACAGCGTCGTAAGCAGAAGGAAGAACTTTTGAAAGAGGTAAACAACCTAATCGAAGACTATGCCCGATAAATTGTTCGACATCCTCGCCATGACAGACTTTGCCGAACCGGCAAAAAAGGAGGCGCCCCGAAAAACGCACCGCCGAAAGACTCAATGCTACGAGCTTTCGACAAAATATCTATATCGGAGAGCTTTCTCCGAAACCTCGCTGCTGGATGCCTGCGAAAAGTTCGAGTTCCAAGAGGGCTACGCCTACCACTTCATCACCGGTGGCGACGTGGACTCCCTTTCGTATCTGAAGGCAATACTCCGGCAACAACCGCTTTCCTACTGTTTGTTCTCCACCTGGTGCATGGCCGCCGAGGACATATTACAGTTCGAGGCGTGGTTGCAAGCCGGCCGCATCGGACACCTCGATGCCTATTTGGGTGAAATATTTCCGAACTCCTACCGGGTTGAATACCAACTTCTAAAAGACGTATTTGCCAGAAATACTGGGGGGGGGAGAATCGCCGTATTCAAGAACCACTCGAAAATATACGCCGGCGTCGGGCCGAAATTCGCCTTCGCCGTGGAAACATCCGCCAACATCAACACTAATCCCAGAACCGAGAACGGCTGCATCACCATCGACCAGGGCATCTACGAGTTCTACCGCGAATATTTTGACGGAATCAAATCTTTTGAGTAATGCAACCAGCTTATAGGCAGAATATCATCGGTGACGACCTGACCCGCGATCAGGTGCAAGAGCTGCAGCGATACGGCGCCCTGGAATGGACGCCCCGCGATATCGCCATCTGTATGGGCTTCGACATCGACCAATTCACGGCTGAGTACAAGGACCCGGAAAGCATCGTTTCATTGGCGATCACCCGAGGCCGCCTGATGACGTCGGCGACAATCGGCTCGAAAATCCTCGGCAACGCCGAAAAAGGCGACCTCCCCTCCATCCTCCACCTCGAGAAAATTCGACGCGAAAAATCATTTCAGACCTCGAAACTCGACATCTTTGGCGGCTTCGACGATCAAAAGTCATTCGAGAAGGTGTCCGAATATGTCGCGGCTGGCCGAACAGAGGAACTTTCAAACAACGAAAAGCTATTCATCGACCTGCTCTCGATCATCAACTCCCTGGACCGCCAGTTCGGAAAAAGGGCAACTATAAAACTGCTGACACAGCAGTTCGGCTACTCCTACGACCGGGCCGTGGACTACTACGACCAGGCTGACCAGCTTTTCTACTCCAACCGGAATACGACCAAAGAGGCTATGAGGAACAAGTACGCCGAAATGCTCGACAACATCGCCCACGCAGCTCTCGCAACCGCTCAGACCTCCAAGGACTACGAAGCGGTCAGCGAGATAATAGCCAAGGCCGCGAAGATCCGCAAACTTGATGAGCCGGAGATTCAGAAATTGCCCGCTCAAATGTACCTCCGACAAATCCGCATGTTCTCACTAACCACTGAGGTACTGGGGCTTCCGCCCGTAAACCGTCAGGAGATAAACGACCAAATTCAACAACTGCGCATCCCAGAAGTCGAGAAACGCCGACTCCGCCAAGAGGCATTGATCGATGACGTGGATATAATCGAAATGTTCGGAAATGGCAAATCGTGCGAAAATTAGGCCCCAGGAAAAACCGTATGCCGTCCTCCAGTATATGAACTGGTTCGCGCAACTGTGCGCGATGATTATGCCGCGTAAACTCCGCATCGTGGCCGGTCGTGGATCGGCAAAAACAACCGAAATACAGGTCGAGCGGTTGATCGAAATGGTGTACGACATGCCGGGCGCACCTGTAGCATGGGTAGCTGACACCTTCGCCAACCTCACGGCCAATGTACTCCCGCCGGTACTGGAAGCTCTGGAGCGAAAAGGGTTCCGCGATGGAGTCCATTACGTCGTAGAGAAGCAACCTCCGACCTTCACCGAAAAAGAGTGCGCCGACCTGCAACAATGGCTGAAGCCTCATTTCTGGAAGCCCTACAACAAAATCATTTCCTACAAACGAACGATCATATTTTTCACTGGTCTGAATATCACCTTCGGATCGCTCGACCGCCCGGCATCCCTGGCCGGACGTTCCTACGTCCATATTTTCGGAGACGAGGCGAAATATTTTCCCGAAACAAAGATCGGCAACCTGCTCAAAGCCCGCCGCGGCTACCGTATTCAGTTCGGCCATTCCCCGCTGTACCTGGGGGAGACCTTCACAACGGACATGCCGAATACCGGCAATACAGGGGAGTATGACTGGATATTCAAAGGAGCGAAGAATATGGACGTGCCCACCCTCCTCCTTGTACTCAAGACGGCACTCGTCGCCAACGATGCCCTCCAAGAATACGTCGCCGCGAAAGAGAAGTTCAACCGCACGCAATCCGACGCGGACCGCCAGGAATATCTAAACAAATACAAAACCGCAAACCGCTGGCGCCAGCGTTGGCAGGACCTTCGGAAACACGAGAAGGCCCAGAATATGTTCATGCTGGTGTCCTCCTACGTGAACATCGACATCCTCTCTCTTGAATATTTTGCCGACGCACTATCCTCCCAACTCACGGACGTGGAGGCCGCGATCTTGTCGATGCCGCCGCGCATCGACCGGGGCCAGCAGTTCTATTGCAACCTGGGTGAGCGGCACTTTTACTACGACGGCAACAACCCCGCAGTGGAAAATGCACTCGGGTTCCATGATACCGAGGACTGCCGGCTCCTCCGACACCTCGACCCGAACCGTTCGATAGATATGGCGATGGACTTCGGCAATATGCTCTCGATGATCGTCTGCCAGGACGACGGCCGCATATTCCGATGCCTCAAAGAATTTTACAGCCTCCCACCCGAATGGGTACGGGAGATCGCCGACAAATTCCTCGACTACTTCCGCCCGCACAAGCACAAGGTGATAAAGTTCTACTACGACCGCAGCGGGAACAACTACGGTCGCAGCAAGCAATCGATGGCTTTGCAGATCAAGGAGGCAATCGAGAAGGACGCCGCGGGAGCAAAAACCGGTTGGCGCGTGCAGCTTATGTCCCTGGGCCAAGGCAATATTCCAATGGCCGACGAATACATATTCATGCGTGAGCTGATGAGCGGGCACAATCCCCTTCTCCCTGAATTGCAAATCGACGCCATACATTGCCGGCATCTGAAAGCCGCCCTCGAACTCGCCAAGACCGTCGTGGACTCACAAAAGCGGATTGGAAAGGATAAGAGCGCAGAGAAATCGTCCGATCCGAAACGCCTCGTCGAATCTACCAACTTCACCGATGCCTTCAAATACGCGCTCATGCGTAAAACCTGGGTGGATATAGTTAAACGGGGCAGCACGAGCGGACTGCCGGCCGGAACCGTCGGCGACGTGTCCGTGCGCTGATAGCAGCATCAACCACAACAGAGGAGGACGGCCCGAGCCGTCCTCCTCTGTTGTGTACCTCTCCCCATAACCCCGCCCCGGAGCGGGCGCCTCCCTCATATATCACCTTTTCGGTCGCTTGCAATCGCAAGCAACGAACAGGGCGGGGCGGGCTTCGATTCGATACAAAAAAACACTTTTTTTCACTTTAAAGGCCAAACTATTTGTTTTTTGATAGTTAAGAAAAATATTGTCCGAAAAACCGTGAAAAATCGGGATTTTCAAATGCAAAAACGGATATTTTTTATTTTTTCCGGGCATAAAATTTGTATATATAACAAAAATGCTATATATTTGTATTGTCAATAAAGCAATACAAATATGAAATGGAACGAACTACGAAAAATTGCCGAAGCGCACGGGTGGTATTTGGCAAGCCACGGGGCCAATCACGACAAGTACCTACATCCGGATCGACCGAAAGATGATATTCTCTTGATCGGGAGGCACGGCAAAGAAGAGATCAAAAACGGAACTTTTCACAAGCTGAAAAAGCAGATCGGGTTTTAACCCGACCTGCTTTCAGCCCAAAACACCGCATGATGAAAACAACAGCACTTATTGAAAAAGGGAAAGACGGCACGTTCGGAATTTTTACACCGGACATTAAATCGACGATCATAGGCGAGGGAGCCACAGTTGCCGAGGCAAAAACGGATTTCGAGAACTCCGTAAAGGAGGTGCTCGCATCGTTTGAGGAGGGCGAGGATATGGGAGAATTGAAAGACATTGAATTCGAATACAAATACGATGTTGCATCCGTATTTGATTATTTCGATTTTATCAATGTAACCAAATTCGCAAAATGGGCGGGCATCAATGCCGGACTCATGCGACAATACAAATCCTGCGACACCTATATTTCCGAAGCGCAGGCGCATAAAATCGGACAGGCATTACGCAAGATCGGACGCGAATTATCTGCCATTTCGCTGTAATGCTTTATTGACAATCGCTTATGCGAAAAGGCGGCGCCCCGATTTCTCGGGGCGTTTTTTTGGTAATTAAAGACAAATTATTCCGTTTCCAAGAAAAAAATCTTATCTTTGAGTGTCTTGACGGACTAAACGGATAATACAGCCGTACTGTAACACTACATACCTCCCACAATAGGAGGCCATCATTCGTTATGCTGGATTATCCGCATAAAGTCCCGTCAAGACATGAATGATGACCTCTTTTTTGTGTGACTACAAATCAAAGGCCATCCATGAAAATCCGTTTAACCGGCGATCCGTTTGAAAGGAGGAAAATTGTTGGATTGCCAAATGAAAGTCTTGCCCTGAAAACCTAAACCCCTTTTCTATGAACCCGAAAAAATTTGAGGGCAAAAGACCGTTTCCCCACTTTCCATTGCCCTGCTTGGTAACACAGACGCAGCTCCATGAGGCACTTCCCAAAATCCGTCCGCAATGAATAGGTCAAACATGGGGATGCCCGACGCCGGGACAGCGTCCGCACCCGCCGACGAGACCATGACGATGCCCTTTGACCGCGAACTCCAGGAAATCCTCATGCAAGTACACAACAGCCGGCGACGACTGATCGCATACGTCGATTCCATTCATGACCGGAAAACGTATGAGGTGATTCGCGAGTGGGCCGATACGGCCGGTACCGACCTGAGCAACGCCATTTCTGCGATTTCTCAGATCACAGCCGAACTCATCGCTTTTCGGCTGACCAAAACGGATTGACGGATTCCGAGCCTGCGTTTTGTCCTTTGATACCCGCCTGGTGGCGGGTATTTTTGTGCATGGAATTATTTGAAGCAATACGGCGCATGCGCGACCTTTCCAAGCAGGAGCTCACATTCAGCTTTTCGTTCATGTCCTACAACGAATCGGCGCAGAGAAGCGAAGGCATCATCGAAGTGCGGCACGCCCGGCTCCGCGCCCGGACGCAGGAAGCACATCATCGAAATGCCGAGATTGTCGAAGAGTATATCAACATCGACACCGGTGAACCCCGGCGTTTCTACCAGCCCCTTTTAATGACTTTCAACGGTCAAAAAGTCGAACCATGACAACAAAGATCCACCGAATTTCAAACACCGCCTTTGCCCTGCAGATCGGACAGACCGCCTACTCTCTATCGACCAGTGGTCGCACCGGTGGCGACACGACGATTTTCAACGCCGCCCGGAATCCCAACTGGGAATACGCTTACCAAAACATCATGGGTAAACGTATCGTCCCATACGGTCCCGGTAACGACCTGCCCGTGATGGTCCGCGATTTAGTGCAGGATAACAACCTTGCTCCCGGCATTCTCCAGCGTCAGAAGGGACTGCTCTACGGCCAGGGTGCTTTTCTCTACCGATATGTTTTTCAAAACGGCAAGATCGCACGCGAGTATGACGATGACCCGGAGATCTCCGCATGGCTCACATCCTGGCAGGCGAAGAAATTCATCGAAAAGGCACTTGTCGATTTCTTGCACATGCAGGGATTCTTCGCTCTGCACTACATGGAGCGCGGCAACCGTCTCGGTGCCCGGGCCGCCGACTACATCGGCCGATCGGCCCGCATCGCAAAACTACAATTTGTCAAGGCGACGAATGCTCGCCTCGAATGGACCGACTCGCGCTGTCTGGAGGACGTGAGGCACATCTTCGTCGGAGACTTTGAGAACAACTGCCTCACATCGGGTATTCAGACCTTCCCCGTGTACGACCCCCTTGATCCTGGTAAGCACCCCGTCTCCGCGTCCTACAACTACGCCTATACTTTTGGCCGAAACTTCTATTCGACCCCGGCATTTCTCGGCGCTATCCGATGGATATTACGAGGTTCCGACATACCAATGATATTCAAGTACGTCACCGACAACGGGCTGAACCTCGCATATCACATTCATTCCCCGGCCGGATATTGGGAGCAGAAAAGAAAATGTTTGGAAGAGATATATCCATCGGACCAGCCCGCCGAGATCGACGCCCGGCTCGAAAAAGTCAAGTCCGAGATAATGGATACCATCACGGAAGTCCTATCCGGAAAGAAGAACGCAGGAAAATTCTTCGAGAGCATCGATTTTTACGACGCCGACCACAACCTATGCTCTTGGAAAATCGAGGCAGTGGATCAGAAAATCAAAGATTTCGTCGAGTCGCAGTTGAAAATCGGCGACGCGGCCAACTCGGCGATCACCTCCGGAATGCAGCTTCACCCCTCGCTGACGAATATCATGGTGAACGGCAAGCTCGCATCCGGCTCCGAAATGCTCTACGCTCACCAGATTTACAAGCTCTCAGACGTGGCGATTCCCGAAATGGTGATCCTCGACCCCGTAAACCAAGCCATCAAATACAACTTCCCCGACACCGACCTGCAGCTCGGATTCTACCACCAGAACCTCATGGCTGAGGAGCAGGTCGCCCCGGAGGATCGAACCCGAAACAGTTAGAAGATGATTTTCAACAAGAACAACCAAGGAGCAACGGAGCTGCAGCGCCTCGTCGGCACTTACTTCCGAAGCAACGATTTTTCGGCAATAGAATCGGAGATCACATCCGCAGCCGGCGCCGTTCGCCGGCTGATCGGGACGGAGGTGTACGACCGCGCAGACAGGTTTTACAACTCCATGGCTTACGACACACAGAGCGACACCCTCGACCAACGACTACTGAAAGCCATACAAGCCCCCGTAGCGCAGTTGGCAATGGTGCGGTTCTACCAGCAGAACACCCTATCCCATGAGGACGGCGGCCGCAAGGTGAAGATCAACGACGGCAGCGAGAAAATGCCCTGGCAATGGCAATACGACCGGGACGACGACGCCCTGCTCGACCGCTATTACCGCTCACTCGATGACCTCTACATTTTTTTGGAGGAAACCTCTCTCCCCGAATGGGACGAATCCCCTCTGCGAATGAAACTTGCCGGATGCTTCATCCAGGATCTCGACACCTTTCAGGAGGTTTTCCCCCTCGAGGATTCGCACCGCATGTTCTACATCCTTGTACCCTTCATGCTGGAGGTGCAGGATCGCATCATCCGGCCCGTAGTCGGCGACCAAGCGTTTGAGTCGATGAAAGAGAGCCCCGTGCCCGCGGAACTGGCCGAACAATACGCAGCCGCAAAACGCTGCATACCGCTTTACGCCATAATCACCGCCGTGCGCCGCATGTCGATCAAGGTATTGCCGACAATGATCGTCCGCCGCTTCTCGGCCTCATTCCAAGGCAGCCGCGGCGGGAATATGGACGACGCAGCAACCCGGGCGCTGCTGCAATCCGTCGAGGCCGAAGCCATTGGAGCAAAAACGGAACTCCAAAAAGCCGTAACGAAACGCCGCCAACCGGTACGTGAAGCGGACCTTGTGCCGCAGAATTCACGCGAGAAAAAATATTTCATGACCTGACCCCATGAACCGAATCGAAATCCCCGATATCGGGTTATCGGCCGACATCCCGGCGTCATACTCCGAAATGACCCGCCCCCAGGTATATTATGTAATGCAGCAACTCCATGCCCTCTCGCTTGCGAAAATATCCCTGGCTGAGTTTCGTGTACGGGTACTCTACTACCTCGCGGGGGTAAAACGCACAGCCCGCAGCATTGCATGGGAACGACTACACCCGGCCGAAGCACGCCGACGCGCAGAGAAAGTCGTGATCCTGGCCGAAGAACTCCTCGGATTCCTATTCACGACAGACCGAGACGGGATGAAGCCCGTATTCGACACGATAATCAACCACCTGCCGGTGCTGCATGTCGGGGCAACCCACCTCATCGGCCCCGGTGATGGAATGATCGACATATCATTCGGGGAGCTGATCGCCGCGGACGCTGATCTGGCCCTTTGCTCGACGACCAAAGACGAGCGGCATATCGACAACATGATCGCCCGGCTCTACCGCCGGCCGGGGCCCATGCAGCCATGCGGCCGCAGGGTCAGGCCCTTCAAAATGGAGGAGACTGAACGTTATGCCCGCCTGATCCGCCGGCTGCCGGGATGGCAAAAGCAACTCATCATGTACTGGTATGCTGCCTGCATCGACAACCTACAACACGGTTATTTCTTCGTCAGCGGCCGAGAGGTCACCTTCGAGCCCCTGTTCAGCCACGAGGAAAGCGTCGGGGAATCCCTCGGCTGGCTCACTGTGCAATTCGACCTCGCAGAGAAAAACATTTTCGGCGGTATCGACGGGGTTGCAGAAGCGAACATCATTGATGTATTAACCCTGTTGTTGAACTATAAACAAACTGCTGACCATGTTAGGAAACTTAAGACGGATCATTGAATATTGCATCAATTTGAACGTCGATGCCCTCACGCCGGTGCCGCATGTCGTCGCCGACGAAAGCCAGGGGACAACCGTACTCAACAGCCCGACCCTCACCGGTCCGCAGATCGTCATTTCCATGCCTATGGCGCGATTGTCCGGATCATGCGACGGAATGACCGGACCTCATACCTTCATCATCTATACGCTGGATAAAGCCCGGGATCTCACATCTACACGTAACGAAGTCGTCGGACAATACCTCGCCACGGCAGACTTGCTGAGCAAGCTACTCAGAAAATTTGCAGCCGACATCGGCGGACAAAGCTCGCCCGGGGTGTGTCCTCTGCTGGCCGGTATGGAATTTATAGAAGTCGAGGTGATGCCCGCTGCCGGCGTGTTCGGCGGTTGGAATGGATATTCTGCGGCAATTACGCTCAAATAATAAATGAAATGGCAAAAATAATCCAGACTCAGAGGGGGGGGGAAATCCCGAAATACAATTCGGCGCCCCTGCCGTTTATGGGGCAAAAACGCCGCTTCGTGAACCACTTCCGAGAAGCATTGCGTGAATTTTCATCGGCCACAACCTTCGTCGATCTGTTTGGTGGCTCCGGCCTGCTTTCTCACATCACGGCACGCGAGCGACCCGATGCTCGCGTTATCTACAACGACTTCGACGACTACCACATCCGCATCGAGAACGTCGAACGGACGAACGCGATCCTCACCGAAATCCGCAAAATGCTAACCGGCATACCCCGCTCGGCAAAGGTTTCGGCAGATGCAAAAGCTCAAATTGTCGCGCTGCTCAAAGAACGCGCACGGACCGGTTTTGTGGACTACATCACCATATCGTCGTCCATTCTATTCTCTTCCCATTATGCTACTGATCTCCGAATGCTCCAAAAAGAATCGTTGTACAATAACGTGAGGCAAATCGATTATATCTGCAATGGCTACCTCGACGGACTGGAAATCGTCAAATACGACTATCGGGAGCTCTTCGACCAGCACAAACAGACCCCTGGCGTCGTATTCCTCGTCGATCCGCCATACCTTTCAACCCAAGACGGGCACTATGATAATTATTGGGCCCTCAGCGACTACCTCGACGTGCTCCGGGTGATCGACGGTCGTCCCTACATCTATTTCACCTCGAATAAATCCAATATCATCGAATTGATCGACTGGATGCAGTCGAACAGCATCGGCAGGAACCCATTTAAAGGAGCCACGCGCAGGGAATTTTCGGTAAAATCATTCGCTGTTAAATACGCCGACATAATGCTTTACCGGGCATAGTCGTTCACAATCTCCTGGGGCCGACGGGTATAATTCTCGCCGGCCCTTTATTTTTCTGGGAATTTATTTGCATAATTATAACTAATTAGTTATATTTGTGGCATGAAAGATGACAGGAATGGCAGATAAGAAAGTTAGAACGGTTTACTACTCGGAGGAGTTCAAACGGTTTTTCGCAAACATCGAGAATGCCAAAAAAATTATGAAGGAGGTAGAATTATGAGAGTAGATCCCGAAAAACTGAATACGAAATTTCACCTGGCCGAGGAATTAATGACCGAGTATATCGGCCCGGCCGGAAGCCCTGAGCGCGAGGAAATGGAAGCCAAGGCGAAAGCCTGGTTTTACGGTGAAATTCTCCGCGAACGCCGTCGGGAGTTGAAAATGTCGCAAGCTGCGTTGGCCGAGAAAGTGGGCGCCAAACAAAGTTATATCGCCCGCATCGAGAAAGGCGAAGTGGACGTACAACTCTCCTCCCTGCTCCGCATCGCCGGAGCACTCGGTCTTAATTTGCAACTTCAATAGCCACCAACTTATGTTTTACCTCGCCATAGGCACCTCTCTCTTTCTGCTCGCCTGCTTTCTCGGAGCCATCCGAAACAGAAAGGTGTAGCAGTTCTTTGGCGACCGCGAGGCAGG